CGCAGGCACAGCGGCACCGCTTGTCGAGAAAGACCAGATGTCCGGCCGTGCCAGCGGGTTGGGGTCGCGCTCATCGGGCTCGAGGAGCTCGTAGCGGTACGTCACCTCGGCATGGAACGGCGTCGGCGTGCCCTCGGAGACCTGGGCCTCGGTCATGACGAGGAACGGATACTCGGGGTGCGAGCTGCCGTGGAAAATGCCGAGAATGTTTGCAATCTCTTGCACCGTCGGCGCGGTGTTGTCGAGCGTCAGGACAAACTTGAGTTCAGCGGTCGGAGCCTCGCCGAAGCGATGCGTAAACGTGCGGCCGACGACCTCGCGGAATGATAAGACGGTCATGCCGCCCTCCCGGCACCGCCGATAATCTTGACCTTGTCGGCCCGCAGGTCGGCGATGCGTTGCTCAATCTTTTGAAGCTCGGCCAGCTGCTTGCGCGACTCCGCGATAGCCGGATCCTCCCGGCCGGTGGCAAGCCGCATGACCTCGCTAATGCCGCCAGAGCGGACGTCGCTAACGCTTAGAGCCTCTGTGCTAGCCCGAGACAGAGCATCGAGCCTGTCGGCCTCAATCTCTGCGGCACGCTTGGCACGGTCTTCCTCTGCCTTGGCGATTGCCTCGTCCGCCTTTTCAATCGCTTTTTTTCGTTCCTCTTCAGCTTTCTTTGCAGCCTCTGCGGCCTTCTCCGCTGCGGCAGCAGCGGCTGCCTGCTCTTGCTGTGCGGCAGTGGCCGCACGGTTGCGTTCTGCCTCTGCTTGAGCAGAAGGGTCGTTGCGTCGAGCAAAACGCTCGCGGGCGGCAGCAACTGCACGGCTTGCAGGTCCGTCGGATGACTGCGCCAAGCCGGATCCGCCGAACACTGCCGCAGTCGCAGCCCGAGATACGCCTGACGCGGCAGACTCAAGATCCCTGGCGTTTTGTTGTCCTGCTCGAATCGCGTTTGCTTGAAAGTCTCTGCCAAACTGCTCGAGGTCGCTGTCCACCCACGACCCAAGCTCTTCCAGAAACTTGCCCAACGCCAGAGCAATCATGTTGCCGGCTAACTCGAACACATTAAAAATGGCTCGCAGTGATTCGCCGACAGCCACAAACACATTTCCCACAAACTCAAACACTGATGCGACTGTTTGCATGGTCGCACCAAACTCGCCAAACTGAGAAATTGCGGAATCAAAAATGCCGGCCATGTACTCGGCGAAGTCCAGCAAGCCAGACGTCAATGCGTCCGCAATCCCGCTGCCGCCAGTGCCGCCAACACTCTCAAACGATTCAACAAACGACAAGAACTCTTCCGCAAGTTCTGTCACGATTGGGGCGAGGTTGGCAGTCACCTGGCCAATGATGCCGTCAAAAGTTGCGCCCACAAGCGTCAATGCATCGTTCATTTGCTCGATAGCGGCCGTTTGATCACCAGACAACACAATGCCGAGATTGGCTGCGCGCTCCTCAATCGCCGCCAAGTTGCTTGCAAACAACGGCAGCAGCTCGACGCCAGAGCGGCCAAACAGGTCCGCAGCAATGGCGGCCCTCTCTGCCTGTGAGCCGACGTCACCAAACGCTGCCGCCACGGCCCGGAACTGATCTTCGGGTGCCAGGGCGTTGATTTCCTCAAAGTTGAGCCCCAGCTGCTCCAGGGCCTGTCGTGGCTCTTTGACGCCGGCAGCGGCGTCGCCCAGCGAGATTGTCAGCCGTTGGACGGCAGACTCAAGGTTTTGCACGCCGGACAAGTCGGCTGCCACCTGGAAGCCCTGCAATGCCTCAACGGCAATGCCGGTGCGCTGGGCTAGCTTGGCCGTCTCGTCGACAGACGAACGCACGGCGTTGGCGTAGTCCACCGCTGCCGATGCCGCTCGAGTAAAGCCCTTGGCAATGGCCGTGCCAACTTGGATAGCAACGAGACTGCGAAGCGAGCCCGCGGCACTGTTTGCCGACTTTCGGATGCCACGCAGCAGCTTCTCGGCCCGCGTCATCCCTCGGCCAAGGCCCGAGGTGTCCGCGGTCATCTTCATGTTCAGCCCGACTGCGGTGGCCATTAGCTACCTCGCAGTTCTTGCTGAAGTTGACGCAGAGCCGCGGCGATCTGCTCCTCGTGCTGCGGCGGCTTTTGGATGGGCACGAAGTCCATGGCCTTTGGCGTGTGGCCCTTTTTGGCGTTGAGAGTCCATCTGTGTGCATATTTGCCGCACGCTCCAACCGAGACATGCGGCCAGCCGGAACAGGAACAGTCGGGCGGGCCGCAGGTTCAGTTTTTTGCCAGTTCCTCTACGTCCTCGTCGGTCATCTTGTTGTGCCGCATGGCCGCTTCCCAGAGCGTGCCGACAACCTTGGCAGACTTCTTGGCTAGGGCCGCCACCTCGTCCGGCGAGAACAGCAGCTGCCCCTTCTCGTCGCAGAGCACCCGCTGCAGGAACTTGGCCCGGAAGTTGTCCACGCCCTTGCTCTTGTTGACCATCCAGTCGTTCTCGTAAGAGTCCCGCTCGCCGACGCTCATCACGCGGATAAAGACGCTGCCGCCCCACTCGGGGACGTCCACTTCGAGGAGGCCCAAGTCGTCGGCCGCCAGAATCTGTTCTTTGCTCAGTGCCATTGGTTATGTATCCAGGAGCTTGGCCGTGAACGTGTACCGCGTCACGCCGTTGAGCGTTGGCGATACGGTGATACCAGTACATACTGCGTTACTCGTCAAGCCGGCACCGCCGCCAGAGATGACCAGTGCCTTCCGTTTCCCGTACTCAGCCACGTTCATGTTGGCACTGCCGTACGCAGTGATTGAGACGCTGCCAACGTCGTCGCTCCAACCTTGGCTTTGGCCGTTGGTAGAGCGGTCCTTGCGGACGCTGCCGTAGAGCGGCAGCCCGAGCTCGACCACCTCAACAAACGCGACGCCGCCCCAGGTAGCCGAGATGCCCGTCGAGTAGGTCGCCATGCCGGGCCTCCCGGCTTAGTCGATCCGGACGGTGGCCGAGCCCCGCACGACGTCATTAACGGCCAGGGTGACGCTGGAGCTCACTACGGTGGCATTGCCGCTGCGGGCCACGGCTCCAGTCAGCGAGTACGCACCGGTCGTGCCGCCGGCCAGCTGCGTAGTGCCGATGTAGTCGAAGCTGAGCTCCGTGCCCGTCTCGCCGGTCGCGGAGCCGGTCAGCGGACGGGCCTGCGTCAGGATCACCTCGCCGGCCGTCTGGCCGAGGTGCGAGATGTCAATCCGGTCGGTCTCGCCCGAGACGTCCGAGAAGTTGACGGTGACGCTGGTGAGCGTAAACGTGCTCGAGCCAATCGTCAGCCCGGTCCCCGGTGAATCATGCGGCGTAGTCGCCATGTTCTAGCTCTCCTGCCACCATACGTCGTAGGTTTGCGTGATCTGATAGGCCGGCGGAAGGTCGCCGCCCTGCAGCGTCACGAAGTCGTCAGCCTCGCTTTCAAGCGACGTCTGCGACACCGTGCAGCCTAGAGCAGAGCCCCCGTAGCCATCCAGAGCCGCCCGCACCGCGTCGGCCGTCTCTCGGGCCTGCTCGTAGCTGCCGGCGTACACCTCGAAGTCAACGCTGACCCGCGGCACGCCGACGGGATTCTTCATCGCTTGCTCCCGTTGAATGCTCGTGCGGCGGTACGAGATGAACGGGTACGTCGCCGAGGTCGGTGCAATCATGGCGTAGACGCGGCGGCCCACTAGGCGGGCCACGTCGGGCGTCGCCAGCAGCTGCCGCATTAAGACTGCTTCGGGAGATTTAAGCATTTCGCGGCCTCGCTCGTCGTGCCATGTCTTTGTTGGCTCGCTCTAGAACGGTCGACATCTGCTGTTTGAGCACTGACCGGATCTCGCCCTGAGCAGCGTTGAACGCCGTGCGGATTGGCGGCTTGCCGGTGCGGCCACCGACAGGCATCTTGCCAAGCGTCACCCGCTCGCCAGCCGGCGCAGACTTCAGGAAGCCCTTCGGGAACCGCGGCCGCGTGGTGCGGAGCTTGCCGCTGTTCTTGCCACGCTTGGCGATGCTGGTTTCAATATTGCCGGATCGGCCCTTGCCTTGGCTTGCAAACGTCGACGCGACACGGCCTTTTGTGCGGCGAATCTTTCGGCCGCCGTACTCGAGCAAGTTCTGGTGATACCCTTTTTGATTCTCTGCTGCATTCCGGCGAGCAGCTGCGTAGCCGACAATGGCAAAGTTTGCGCTGACTTTCTTGGCTACTGATCGCTTAAGGTTGCCAGTCGGGCCGCGTGGCGTCGCCTGCTTGAGGGCTCGCATGGCCGGCTTTGTGACGGCGTTGAACGCAGCCTTGGTGTACTTGCGTCGGATCGCTCGCGGGTAGTCCCGTAGCATGTCCGTGATTTGCTTGAACTCCTCAATCACAATGCCGGTGCCGGCGACGATGCGCCCGTCGACGTACCGCATTCGCACTCGGTGGGTGACGCTGACGTCGACCTGGCCGAGCTCGAGGGCCTCGCGGCTGCTGACGCCCTGAACGCTGGCCCAACGGGTGGCAAACGTCGCCCACTCCAGCGTGGTCTCGCCGAGCGAGTTGCGTCGCTCGGTCGCTTGCTGGACCGTCACCCGCTCACGCATCTTGCCGAGGTCAAGAGCCATACAGCACGAGGGTGTAGGAGGCGGTGCCGGCGGTGGTTTGCACTTGCCAGTCGGCAGTGTTGTCTGCTCCGGGGTCCATGTCGGAGACAGCTGCGCTACCGGCGGCTGAGAACAATCGCGGAGCGTCTGAAGCCGAGCCCTCCTGCAATGCCCTAGCTGCGGGCGTCGCCGAGAATGCCGCGCGAGTGACTGCCGAAAACGAGACAATGCTGCCGCTTGCGTCGCGGTAGGTCGACGGCGAGACAGACGCGGCAGTCACCGCGATTGTGCCGCACGTCCCCGTCACAATCAGCACCTTGCCCGATGTGTATTCGGTTGAGTCCTCCAGGCTCACCACCTTGAGCGACGCAGTGCCGTCGGTGTCGTGGAACAGAACGTCTACGGTGATCCTGCCGTCGATGGCCATCAGCGGTAGCTCCCCCAGCGGTGAGTGTCGAGTAAAGCCTTCACTCCCAACGGCACCTCGCCGAGGTTGTTCATCGCGACGGCTGTGCGATGCTCGTAGAGGTGCGAGATGAGCAGCAGCATCGCCGAGCGGATCGCCTCTGGCACGCTGGTGCCGTCGGACCCGTAGCCGCCCCACCATGTCACGCTGACGGCGTTGGCGTCGGCCAGGTGGCCCGGCCACGTGCCGGCGTAGACGGTCCGCACGACGCCAGGCGTCGAGTTGCGGTCGACCCGGTACTCGCTGGTGTTCAGCGTCGCGGTGGCCTGCGTCTCAAGCGTGTACGTCACGCTGGTCACAGTCGTCGTCCCGGCCTGTGCCATCGGTGGCCGCGGCAACTTAAACTCCCAGGGGAAGGCATCCATCCGCATCGTCCACTGGGTGTGGATGAGCGTCCGGTCGAGGTACTCCTCGCAGAACTCGCGGGCTGCCGTGATAATGGCGGTGATGAGGTCGTCGTCGTCGGAGATGTCGACCCGCAGATGGGCCTTGGCCTGGGCTAGCGTGACGGGCTCGACGGCCGGCGCGGTCTCGCGGGTCAGGCTGCGGTACTTCATCGCTTGCGGCGTCTCTTGCGGGGTGTCGCGTCTG